CAAGAACAGAATCTCACGCTTTTAGAGATGAAAGTAAATCTTCATTATTTAATTTAACTAAAATATATCAACAAATAGACTTTAATGATTCTTTGATTATGGAACATCATATAACTCAAGGAAAGTTTTATTGGAAAGATGGTGTGCTAGACTCTGAGGTGGTTTGGGCACCCGACAGCCGAGGTAGATTTAAAATAAGTTGGAATCCACCAAAACAATTGTCTAATAAAAAAATAAAAAGAAATGGCACTTACTATCCAGCAAATGAACATATTGGAGCTTTTGGTTGCGACTCTTATGATATATCGGGTACAGTAGGGGGAAGAGGTTCTAATGGAGCTCTACATGGCTTGACAAAGTTTAACATGGAGCATGCGCCTAGCAATGAATTTTTTTTAGAATATGTTGCTCGACCACAAACAGCAGAAATATTTTTTGAAGAGGTATTAATGGCCTGCATATTTTACAGCATGCCTATATTAATTGAAAACAACAAACCTAGATTGTTGTATCATTTTAAAAATAGAGGATACAGAGGGTTTTGTATGAATCGTCCCGATCGAAGATTTAATAAACTATCAAAAACGGAAAGAGAGTTAGGGGGGATACCTAATTCATCTGAAGAGGTAAAGCAAGCTCATGCTACAGCTTTAGAGTCCTACATTGAAAAACACATAGGATTAGATTTAGAAGGATCATATAGACCATCGGATGAAATGGGGACTATGTATTTTGCTAGGACGCTAGAAGAGTGGGCAAGATTTGATATAAGTAATCGTACTAAGTTTGACGCTACTATTAGTTCGGGATTAGCTGTGATGGCAAATCAAAAGTCAGTATATTTACCAATTGAAAAACAATCAAAAATAAACCTTAACTTTGCAAGATATAATAATAGTGGAACAATAAGTCAGCTTATTAGATGAAAGAAGTTAATATTAACATTCCTTATATAAACTTTCCTGATCAATTTGCATCTGACGAGGATAAAGCTTCTTTACAATACGGGCTTCAAATCGGTCAAGCAATACAATACGAATGGTTTAGAAAAGACTCTAATGGAGTTCGTTACTATAGTCAGTTTAGAGACTTTAATAGATTAAGGTTATACGCAAGAGGAGAACAGTCTGTAGCAAAATATAAAAACGAAATTGCTGTAGACGGAGATTTATCTTATTTAAATTTAGACTGGACACCTGTACCAATAATTCCAAAGTTTGTAGATATAGTTGTGAATGGTATGGCAGATAGGTTGTTTAAAGTAGAAGCATACGCTCAAGATGCTTTATCACAACAAAAAAGAAGTAAGTTTCAACAAGATATACAAGGTCAAATGGAGGTAAAAGAGCCTTTGATGAAAATACAAGAAGGCACAGGGTTTAATCCTTTTACTATGAACCCTGATGATTTACCAGAAAATGATGAAGAGTTGTCTTTATATATGAATTTAAATTATAAACCAGCTATAGAGATAGCTGAGGAGACTGCTATTAATACTATATTTGATGAGAATCATTATGAGGATATAAGAAAAAGGGTTGATTATGATATCATGACGATAGGAATCGGGATAGCTAAGCATCAATTTTTACCAGGAGCAGGAGTAGAAATATCTTATGTAGACCCTGCCAATGTAGTTTATAGTTATACGGAAGATCCTTATTTTAAAGATTGTTTTTATTGGGGTGAGATTAAAACTGTTCCTATTGCTGAATTAGTTAAGATTGACCCGACACTAACAAATGATGATTTAGAAAAAATATCCCAATACAGTCAAAGCTGGTATGATTATTATAACACCGCTCAGTTTTATGAAAATGATATATTTTACAGAGACTCTTGTACGTTAATGTATTTTAATTATAAAACTACTCAATCTGTGGTTTATAAAAAGAAAAATTTAGATAACGGAAACTCTCGGGTTATTGAAAAAGATGACACTTTCAATCCACCAGAAGAAATGATGGAGGAAGGAAACTTTGAAAAAATAGAAAAAAAGATTGACGTTTGGTATGAAGGTATTATGGTTATGGGGACAAACATAATCTTAAAATGGGAAATGGCTAAAAATATGGTAAGGCCAAAGTCAGCGTCTCAACACGCATTACCTAATTATGTGGCTGTTGCACCTAGGATGTATAAAGGTGTAATTGAGTCTTTAGTGAGAAGAATGATTCCTTATGCTGATTTAATACAAATAACACATTTAAAACTTCAACAAGTTATTGCAAGGACAGTCCCAGATGGTGTATATATTGATGCCGATGGATTGAATGAAGTAGATTTAGGAACTGGAGCAGCCTATAATCCGGAAGATGCATTAAGATTATATTTTCAAACAGGTTCTGTAATTGGTAGAAGCTATACTCAAGAAGGAGATTTTAATCAAGCTAAAGTACCTATACAACAGCTCACAAGCAATTCAGGAGCTTCTAAGACACAAATGCTTATAGGTAACCTAAACCATTACTTAGATATGATTCGCGCTGTAACAGGCTTAAATGAAGCGAGAGATGCATCTACACCTAATCCGGATGCATTAGTGGGAGTTCAAAAATTAGCCGCATTAAATTCTAACACGGCTACTAGACATATATTAGATGGAAGTCTTTATATATATAGATCTTTAGCAGAAGCGCTCACTTATAGAGTTGCTGACGTGTTAGAGTATGCGGACTTTAAAGAAGAGTTTGTAAATCAAATTGGAAAATATAATACGTCTATATTAAAAGAAATTAATGAGTTGTATATATATGACTTTGGTGTGTTTATTGCAATAAGCCCAGATGAAGAGCAAAAGGCAATGCTAGAGCAAAATATACAAATGGCTTTATCTAAACAAGATATTAGTTTAGAAGATGCGATTGACATAAGAGAGATAAAAAATATAAAGCTTGCCAATCAATTATTAAAAGTAAAAAGAAAAGCTAAAGAAGAAAAGGACAAACAGAAAGAATTAACAAAGCAGGCTATGGTTGCTAAGCAACAACTAAACTCTCAACAAATAGCTGCGCAGCTAGCTATTTCTAAAATAAATGCTGAATCAGAAGCTAAAATGAAATACAGGCAAGCTGATATTGCCTTTGAAATAGAACGTCAAAAAGCGGAAGCTCAACTCAAATCACAATTAATGGAGCAAGAGTTTCAATACAACTTACAGCTTCAAGGTATGACACAAACACAACTTACTAAAAGAGAGGATAATAAAGAAGAAGCTAAAAGTAAAAGAATAAGTCAGCAAAACTCTCAACAGTCGGAGTTAATAAATCAAAGAAAAAATAACTTACCACCTAAAAATTTTGAGTCTAATGAAGACACATTAGATGGATTTGATTTAGCAGAGTTTTCACCTAGATAAATCGTGTTTAATTTTTCTGTAAATTTGTATAAAATTTAATACAATGGAAATCAAAGTTAGAGACATGACTGAAGTGGAAGCTAAGTCAAAACAAGAAATTGAACAAGAGTTGCTCAAGAAACACGAAGAGCAACAACAAAACACTGAAACTACTGAAGTAATTCAAAAATCAGTGGAGCCTGTAGAAACAGAGGAAGTTGAAACAGAAGATGTACAAGATGTACAAGAAGAAAAAAAAGAAGAAATAGTTGATCAACCAGTAGAAGAGGAAATACCATCCTCCCCACCTATTGATGATCAATCCGTTCTTTCATATATTGGAGAAAGATATGGTAAAGAAATATCAACTATAGAGGAGCTTTTAGAAATTAAAGAAAAAGAGCCCAATCTACCAGAGGATGTACAGTCATATCTTAAATATAAACAAGAAACTGGAAGAGGAATTGGTGATTATGCAAAATTACAAACTGATTATTCCGATTATTCTCCAGACTCTTTGTTACGTGAGTACTACACTATTACAGAAGAAGGTCTTGACGCAGAAGACATTGATTCTATGATGGAGGAGTTTGATTACGACACCGAAGTTGATGACGCTAATCAAATTAAAAAACTCAAAATAGCAAAGAAAAAAGCTATTGCTAAAGCTAAAAAGTTTTTCAAAGAACAACAGCAATTATACAAACAGCCTCTTGAGTCAAGAGAAAGTTCTGCCGAAGTTACACAAGAACTCCAAGAGTATAGGCAATATTTAGATAAAGCTAAAAGTGTAGAGCAATTAAACTTGCAAAAACAAAAATGGTTTACTCAAAAAACCCAAGAGGTTTTAAACGATAAATTTAAAGGTTTTAAATTTGACGTGGGTGATCAAGAATTAGTTTACGCACCTAGTAATTATTCTGATTTAAAAAAGAATCAATCAACTCCATTAAATTTTGTAAATAAATTTATTGACGAGAAAGGTTTTTTAAAAGATGCAGAAAATTACCACAAAGGTTTATCTATGGCTATGAATCCAGACCAGTTTGCTCGATTTTTTTATGAGCAGGGCAAGTCACAGGCTACAGAAGATGTTATGAAAAAAACTAAAAATATAGATATGAATACTCGTAGCTCTTCCGAAGCAAAAACTGTGTCACAATCTGGACTTAGAGTCAAGTCAGTTTCTCAGCCTTCAAGCAAGGGACTGAAAATTAGAAGTATAAAAAAAGTTTAATTAATAAAAAAGTAAAATTATGCCAGGAAGTGTATTGACAACGCCAGGTTTTGCGTTGACACCGAGTTCAGAAAGAACTCCAACATCCGAAAATTACATTGTAGATTTCAACTTTTTGAATCAGTATCTACCTGATACTTATGAAAAAGAGTTTGAAAGATACGGTAATAGAACTATCTCTTCATTCTTAAGAATGGTAGGGGCAGAAATGCCGACAAATTCTGACTTAATTAAATGGGCAGAACAAGGTAGATTACACACGAAATATACAAACGTGGGAACTGCGGCAGCACAAGCTGCTGACCAAGCAGTATTTCAAGTAAATGACACACTAGATCCAACTAACGCGGAGCAAGTTATTAGAATAGGGCAAACAATTGCAGTTGTTCAAAATGATGGCTCAGGTATTAACAAAGCGGTAGTAAGTGCAGTTAACAACGCCGGTGGTGGTAGAGGACAGTTTACAGCTGACTTTTACGAAGCAGGTGGTTTAGTAACTGCAGGAACTGGAGCAGGTAACGCAGACGTTACAGTATTCATTTACGGATCTGAATTTAAAAAAGGAACAGCTGGAATGGTTGGTTCGTTAGAAGCTAATGACTTCATATTTGACAATAAGCCTATTATCATAAAAGATACTTACACAGTATCAGGTTCTGATATGGCTCAAATTGGTTGGGTAGAAGTAACTACTGAAGACGGAGCGACAGGCTACCTTTGGTATTTAAAATCAGAGCATGAAACAAGATTAAGATTTGATGATTATTTAGAAACAGCAATGATTGAAGCTGTACCAGCTGAGCAAAACTCAGGTGCTGCTGCCATTCTTGGTAGCTCTGGTGGTGCTGCAAACCCAGGCGCTGGTTCTGATGGAGTATTTTACTCTGTATCTCAAAGAGGAAACATCTGGGATGGTGGTAACCCAACTACCCTTG